TGTTCTTGTTTTCTAAATGTCCATACCATCCCCCTCTGTCAGCTAACGCTGACGTCTCCCCCGACTGGGGGCGATATTCCAGCTTCGATATTGGTTTGCATTCTTCATTGTGCGCATTCCCTTGCACTACGTGCTTTTCTGATTAGCTTCGCATATATAATTGTTTCACACGAAGCCTATTAGAAAAGCTAGCCGATAAGACAAACCTCATAATTTTATGACTATGCAGCAAAGGTACGAGCACTATAGCGCCCCCAGTCGGGGGAGCTGGCTTCCGAAGGAAGGCTGAGGGGGTGTAAATGCGCGAACGCACTGCTTATAAATCCATTTTTGATTCGCTCCCGAGTTTATAGTACGCATGTTCTTTGTACAAGATTTTTGCTAAAGCTAAAACTCTTTCGGACTGAGGGGGTGTAATATGCCCTTCCTCCAGAGTGTTACAAAAAAGCACCCCCTAAGGAGTGCTCTTTATTCTCAATCATTCAAGCTATTAGCCTAGCTCATACTTATATTCTTTGCCATTAAATTCGAATACGACAACCAAAGGTTTGCCCGATTCAGTCGCCATTCGGGGAATCTCATTTATAAGGTGTAGCGTTTTGCTTTCTAGCGGATCTATGAATGTACTCATTACCACGTCAAAATCTTTACCCTCATCTGTTTCCACGATAGCAAAGCCGCCATATGTATAAGTATTGTCATAAATAACTTTTGAATCCAACAAATCATCCAGCATCTTTGTATCCGTCATAAGACTTTTAAATTCTATAGTGGCAGCCACATATATATTCTCAGCATTGTTTGGTACATAATAGCTTTGGTCTTTGTCCGAAGTTTCGGGTGCGTAGCTTTCTTTAATCTCCACTGACTTTATCGTCAATTCGCCAAATTCGTCATCCGCCATCATTGAATCTATAGTGATAGCCTCCAAAGACTGCCAGCTCTCATCCGTCTTTAGATCCTTAGCCTTTGCCATCTGTACTACTTCGCCGGTGCCCTCTTGTCCGCTGTATTGATATTCTGAGCCGTTAGCTTCCAATACGATGCCGACATCTTTTCCGCTGTCGCGCACTTCCAGAGGTACCTCTATTACAAAATGCATCTTTTCCGTTGTCAAAGGTTTCTGATACGAAATGTACGCACTCTGCAAATCACTGCCGTCCGCTTCTTCCACTACGGCATATCCGTCATAGTTGTATTTTCCGTCATATACCACTTTAAAATCGATAATATCGTCAAAACTTACCGCCCTTCCCTGAAGGTTAGTAACAAAAGCTGTCACATCCAGAAAAGTGTTTTTATCATCGGTGACTCTATAACCCGTGGCAAATGTATTGGGATTTTCCGCATGTATTTCATCGGTAAATTCCATACCTATAAAAGTCACTTCAAAGTCATTCGGGAAAGAAAGCACATCGCCCGAGTTAAATTCCGTAGGATATTCTATTTCGGGTTCGGGTGTTGCGGTAGGCTCCGGAGTGTCCGTAGATTCCGGGGTGTCTGTAGCTTGGGTAGTTTCAGTAGTCGCATCATTTTCAGGTACTGAGGCACTTCCATTATCATTGGCTGAAGAGCAGCCGGCAAATGTCAATGCCAAGACAAGTATGATAACCAGTACGATGGTTTTTTTGTTCAATTTTGAATCCTCGATTCCTTTTTTTGATTATTTTACCATCGTGTTTCTGCAAAGTCAATCAAAAAATAGAAACAAATTTGTTAATTTTTCGTACATTTGTTCTTGTTTTTTGAGGAGTGGCGGTTAAAACCCCTCAGCCGCCCTACGGGCGCCAGCTCCCCTATAATGAGAGAGCTGCGCGCACAAGCAAGCTAAGTGCATAATACGAAGTTCTATATCCCCCTGATATGTCGCTACGCTCCATACCTTTCCCTGCTTTTTGCATTGATTAACTTTCAAGTAGAAAAAATTTTCTTGCTTGAAATAATTGTCTCTGTTTGAAAGAGTTTTGACTCCGTCAAAGCCTCTTTTTACTTTAGCAAGGGGGACGAGATTTTGTATAAACCAAGCAATTAAATACGTAACTTATTAGTCTTTTCAGTACGCTTTCGCAATTGAATTTCACGCCAAAGGGCTTGCCTCCCTTGTGAAAGGGAGGGGAACCATTAGCGTAAGCGAATGGTGGTGGGATTTACCCAACTCACCCATGCACTGTCATCGCAGCCAAGATACAAGTACGCAAATGGCGCATCGCCCCTCATAGGGGAGATGGCATCCAGAGGATGCCAGAGGGGTTTCAAATACATTAAGAACGCGAAGAGCTACTCTCCCTCTCCCCCATCACCCTTCTCAACTTGCTCCGTATCATCCTTTTGCCCCGCCCCCTCCTCGGCAATCCTCCTCATCTCCTCCTCCACATCGGTAACCAGAGGATGGTGCGACAAAAGAGTTTTCTTAGACAGCAGCCCTTCGGATTTTACGAGGTTGTCTATCAATGTCGATTTATTTATAAGCGCATCGCGGTTAAATATTATCTCCACATCAGAGGGTGTAAGCCCGCCCTGCCCGGTGTTTGCCAAATGCGCATCCACAAACCACAATAACTCCTCGAACGCGGCCTGAAATTCGGTCTCCATGCCGTTTGCATCCAAATCTATGTCGTTGTAGATGGACTGTATGTTCATTTCGTTGGGCGTGCCCATCAGCCGCTCATCTTTGGAGTCGAATCCCTTCGCGTTTTCGATCAAGGCTTTCTTAAAAAGCGTAAGTATCGCCTTGTAGTTTTCGGAGTTTACCTCCACCTGCAGGGTCTTTACATCCCCGCCTGTGCGGTCTGTGCGGTTGGCGACCTTGATTGCGCCGTAAGTCGCTAAGTTGCGGCGGAACTCGCCTAGGTTTTCGCCCTCATAGTTTACGAGCACCAAAATAGTATTGCGGCTGTCTTCTTCCATATTGTTCTGGAATGTGGATAGCATAAGGTTTATGCCGTCCTGCAAAGACTTCACCTTGTTTATAAGCGGTATCTCGCTTTCGTTGTAGCGGAAAGGGATTAGCGGTATTCGCTCCCAGTTGAAAGCCTTAACTTCGCCTTCGATGTCCGCCTGCATGTAGGGCGATAGCTCCGGCTTTTCGCTGTCGGCTCTTAGCTTGCGGTCTTTAATCTCGTAATATTTGACGCCGTCTAAGGTATAGTACTCCACTTTATCTATGCGCTTTAGGCTCTTGCCCTCGTACACTTCCACAGGGTACATGCGCACAAATGAATCCAGCCTCGTGTGCTCGCGGTCGCTCCAAAAGGGCAGTATCTCATACGCCGGGAATATCTTAAACTGAAGCTCCCCCTCGCTGTAGTACAAAAACAGATACCCTATGCCGCCGTTTAGGCAATAATTGCAAATGGTCTTGAGCTTGCGGTGAAATGCCTTGTTAAATACGCCTTTAAGCTTTAGCGCCAAGGCGTCGTCATCGGACTTTAGCGTAAAAGGCTTTCCCAAGAGGTAGTTGGTCTTTTGATCCACGCGCAAAGCGTATTGATTGTCCACTATCCGGTTGTTGGGTATGTTTGTAACTTCCACTACCGAACCTGCCGCGCCTATCGCGGTGCGCGTGCGCTCCAGGATATCGTGCATACCCATATAGTAGCGCTCGCCCGCTATCTGGTCCTGCCGCAGGCTGCTTGCACGCCACCTCTCTATCTCCGCCTCCAGAAAGTCGGCCTCCGACATAGCGGAGTTTGCGCCTGCGCTTAATATGTTTTTTATGCCAGAAACCAATCCCATTTATTACTCCTTAATCAAAGCTAAAGTTAGGTCCTCTAAAGTCGCCCTCCATAGCGTACCTCGCGGCATCTATGGTGTGATTGTCGCGGTCGGGGTATTTCGCTATCCAGACTCCGCTTTTATCTTTTTCCAGTTCGTAGTTTGTAAATTCCTGCCGCACGTTGGGGCAGCGCACAGGGTCTATGACGATTGCTTCCAGCGCCTGCAGCCACTTAATGCCAAATCTTATGCTGCCCGGGCCTTTTACAGCCGGCCAAATACGCACGCCGAAGGATTCCACCTCGTCTATGCTCTTAGGCTCCGCATTGTCGGCCGTCACGCGCTCATTAAGCGGATTTTTGCACTTAATAAGCTCTGCCGCCTCGCGGTTTGAAAGCTTTATCTCATATATCTCGTCTATAAAGTATATACGCCTGCGCGTCTTGTCATAATGCAGCTTCACATACGCGAAAGGATCTGCGGAATAGCCCCAGTCGACGCCGTGGCGCATATTGTCAAATGCCGCAATCTCGGAGTCTGCTATCTCGCGCACTTCGATATTGTCGAATATCTCGCCGCCCGTTCCCGTCACAGCGCCCAGATACTCATGCTCATAGCTTTTGGGTTTGACGTGCTTTATGTGCTCGGCCTCGGCTATAAATGCCTTGCCCAGCCAGTTCGCACCGTTCGGATGATTCATAACATCAAGATATGTGCTGTGATGCACGAGCCGCGTATCCTTGGGCACTGTGGCCTCCTGATTGACCCAGTTTTTGACGGATATCGGAGGGTTGTAGCTGCAAAAAACGGCGAAATCATCCCCGCCGCGCATAAATGTCTGCAAAATCTTTCGTATCTCGGCCATCCCGTCAAACTCGGGCAGCTCA